TGCTTATCGTCGGCAGCGTCAGTTGTGTTTAAGAGACAGGTGTTATATATTGGCTTATAAGTGAATTATAACGCTTGTATGTGTTACTATATTTTCAGAATAGCCCTAGAATTGATTATATAGCCCTCTAAGCCCTTTTTATATCTCTTTATGTATAATCACTCTATCCAATCATTTAAAACACCATACGGAGCGAATAAACGAATTTTATTTATAGGTACATACGTTTGTATGTATCTTTTTTTTATTACCTGTATTGATACATATCTATATATAGATACATGATACAGAATTTATTTTTCTTATTCCCTGTTTTTAGTTTTATATATATTCTGTTTTCATCTTTTTATCATTTCACTTTTTCACCACTAACATTTATCTTGCTAGTTGATTCTCATTGCGAAACCGTCAAGGTGCCTAAGATGTCGATAAGCCACGAACCCAGCAATCATCACGATTCTGGCATTTTGAAATTCATGTGCTACAGTGAGTGCAGTCGATGAGTTCGATAACCCAACGACTACACATACACACACTTATGTGTGTAGTGTAAATATCCATGTTTTTATTCAAGGAGGAATTACCCTATGGATATTCAAACAGTCCAAGTGATTGGACAAATTTTAGCATGGACTACTGTATTAGTAGGCTATGTATTCATGTTTATGTTTATGTATTTTGTATTAAAAAAGTGAGGTCTTTATTATGGAAAAGCAAATTATGGATATTCTCAATAAAGCATGTAGAGGCTATGTATGGGGTGAAATGTATGTAGCCCAAATCTGGCAAGTCATAAATAAAGAGAATTTGTCAGAAAAAGAAAAACAGAAGTTGCTATTCAAATATATTCGTGAGCTAGAAAGTGCTACGGACTGCGAAATTGATATCGACGACCTCGATAATATTTTAAATGCAGAGTATTCGGTCGAAGTCCTAAAAAAAGAAATGAAAGAGGCTGAGAAAGACGGCTACCCTACTGGTTGGTATATCGGAATGATTGAACAATTAGAATCAGAAAAGGAGAACTAAAATGAAACAATATGTATTTAACGGAAATATCTACAACTGTGAATTGTTGACTGAGAACATGGAAACCAAGAAACTCTTTTATTTCTTGCGTTCCGTGGAAAATCCTAGCGACGTTATTAAAGTCGCTATGGAAGATATGCCAGAGGAGTACTCACCTAAAATGGTGAAATTCCAAGCTGGCGATATTGTTATAGTCAACAACTCGTACATCGACCATATCCAATGCGATATGGAATTTGATGTGAATGTACGGCCTACGGAACACATCTTAGACTCCAATGGAGTCAAAATCACTGCTGGTCGTGAGTATATTAGCACTGAGGGCAAGTTTTTCAAAGTCGGCACATATGACATTTTGTGGCAATGGAACCAAAGCTCAGGGACGATTAACGGTGCTAAATTAGTCGCTACTGGTTCTGTTAGCTTTATCAGTGGTAAAGCAATCGAAAAACCAATCCACCTCCAATACAGAAATATGGACGTAGTGGTTGATGAAAGCGAGTGCGTCCAATCTACACTTTCTGGCGAACATATTCCAGAAGCATGGGACCACCGTTATGTGGAAGATGGTGATGATATCGTCACATATGACGATATTCGGAATGGACTAACCGACGATTATGAAATCTGCGAGGAATGTGGCGATATATACCACACCGACGATATGACGGATACACGTGATGGTCGTATCTGTACAGGTTGTCTTGACAACTCTTATATGTGGTCTGATGTCATGGAGCAATATATTTATGAAGATGAGTGTGTTTGGGTTGGCGACGAAGTTATGACAGACAGCTATCGGGAAGATAACTACACCCAATGTGATTGTTGTGGTGAGTGGTTCGATATTGAATATGAGGGTGGTACATCAGACGATGGCTATGATTTATGTGACAGCTGTATTAATGATTATCGATTAGACAACGGCTCTGTCTACTACAAAGATAGTGGCTATATCCGTTGTTATCACCCAGATATTGACCTTCACTTTTATGGTAACGGACCTAAATTCTTAGGGTGTGAATATGAGGTGCAAGGTGGCGGTTGCAACTCTAATATCGCAGAAAGCATCTTTGGCGATTACAAAGAATTCTACTGCTCTTCCGATAGTAGCCTTGACGAAGGGTTTGAGGCAATTACTCACCCTTGCTCACCGAACTATCTACTAAGCAATATCGATTGGGAAGAAATCACAAAACGCCTAGCTCGCAACGATTATGATGACGAAGAGGGTGCTGGATTTCACGTCCACATTAGCCGTGAACACTTCAAATCCCAGTCTCATATTGGCAAGCTCATCAAGTTTTTCTCTGAAAACTACCAAACACTCATGGATTTCGGTAATCGTGATTGGGATAACGCAACAGATTATGCCGCACCAACAGAATATGACGATGATGATAAATTCATCAACATTTATAACAAAACACGTGGAGATAGATACCACGCAGTAAACGTGTGGCCAAATGCTACAGTCGAAATTCGTTTGTTTAACACAACGTATCGACCAGAAGTAATTCGTAGCTATATCCAATTCGTTGATGTTATAACGGATTTGGCTAACGGATTCTACAAAGATATGACATTTGACAATGTTCGTAAAGAAGCTACGGAACGTGGCTACAATGAGCTTGTTAATTACATGAATGAACAAGATATTTAATTACAGGAGGACAAAATAATGTGTGTGATTGCAGTATATAACAAAGAATTAGAATTAAATAAAGCGGAATTACAGGAATGTTTTGATAACAACCCAGATGGTGCTGGTTTCATGTATTTTGACGAGAAATCGCAAAAAGTACATATCTCAAAAGGCTATTTTACTTTTGATAGCTTATGGAAAGAGCTTGAAAAGCTCCCTACCAACATTGACCGTGTTATTCACTTTAGAATAGCAACATCTGGTGCTATTGGTACTAGCACCTGTCACCCATTCCCTGTATGTAGCGACTACAAGAAAATGGGGTTAGGTGATAGCTATTCTGACATTGGATTAGCACATAACGGCGTTATGCATGAGTATACACCACTCAAAGGTATGAAAGCCAAACATTCCGACACTATGCAATTCATTAAAACAATGGTTCACCCATTAGGTAAAGCATTATGGATTCCACAAGTACAGGAATTACTTGAGGACCATGTGAGTGGTAATAAATTCGCTATCGTCGCAAAAGACCAACTGGTAATATTAGGTGATTTTGTGCAATCGAAAGAAAGTCACGCCTTATATAGTAATAGTAGCTACAAGCCCTATGTACCCACAAAAAGTCAATGGCAAAACTACTATTTCTCTAAACCAGTTAAGCAAACATCGTTCGATTATGACGATTTTGATACTAGCGGTTATGTTATACACGATGATTATGGGGCTTATGAAGTATATCCAGTAGAGTTATTTACTGGTAAAGTTACCGACGATAAGGCAGATGAGTTTATCGACGCTTTTTATGATGTAGCTGATAGCCTTGGTTGTGGTGTACATGATTTTGAAATGAAAGAATACAGTATTGTGTTCTACGTTGATGACCCTACTATCATGGACGGTGAGAATATTCTAGGTAAACACGTATTAATGGGTAGTTTAAATTACGGGAAAGGGAAGTAATAACTTCCCCTCTTCCCTACTACGAGGTGATAACAATGACTGGAATAGAATTATTTGAAAATTATTTTAAACAAGGAGATATGTTTGTATGGCATAGTCTAATTAGCAGTGTTCCTATAATGTGTGAGATTACAGATATTCAACCTGGTTGCAATAATATGATGTGTAGAACATCACGCAAAGACAGTAGATTAGGTTATGACCATAGCCATGGTACATTATGCAAACTAAAAGAAAATACTCCTCGTATATATAAATTAATAGAGGATTATTTAGAAGGAGAGTGGGCAAGATGACAGCTCGTGAAATATTCGAAAACTATTTTAAATGCAATGATGAATTTGTATATATGCCAGATGAAACACTACAACAACGCTTTAAAGTGTACGATATGAGGCGAAATGAAATTGAAATGGCTGTTATCAGAATTAGTTCACCTGACCAACCATTCACATACTTTTTCAAGCTACACAGTGAAATGCAAAGTGTTTACAAGGTAATTCAAAAGTTTAGAAGATGAGGTGATGAAATGCATGATAAACTTCCACTACTCCCTCACCAAGCACAAGGCGTGAAATACATACTCAATAATAGTTCCGCCTTTGTGTGTGATGATATGGGCATGGGCAAAACTAGAACAGTAATAGAGGCCATGTTTAAAAGAGGCCAATTCCCTATTTTAGTAATCTGTCCAGCTAGTTTAAAAATCAACTGGAAAAATGAAATTGAACGTTGGATAGGCTTGACTATTCCAATTGATGATTTATCACAAAACGTGATTATTACTAACTACGAACGTATGAAAAAATACAAGTTCGATATTAAAAACATACCAGTAAAACAGCTGGTACTTGATGAAAGCCATTCTTTTAAAAATGATAGTAGTCAACGTACAAAACTAGCGTTGGAGTGGTCTAAACGGATACCATACAAAATATTAATTACTGGTACACCAATGTTAAACAGACCAAACGAATTAGTTACTCAAATGCAGATTTTAAATAATATTCACAAGGTAGGTGGTGCAGAATATTTTCTTAATACATACTGTAACCCTCGCCATAGTCAGTACGGAATTGATTATAGCGGTGCTAGTAATCTTAAAAGATTACACAACGTTATGAATAAGATTTGGTTAAGGCGTACAAAAAAAGACCTAGCTAATCAGTTACCATGTAAAACAATCGTTCCTATACCAATTATAGAAATGGAACAACCAGCTCCCCATTCTTTCAGTGAAATTGAAAGATATGACAAAGCGGTATTACGGTCTAAACTTTCACCCTCGGTAGATTTCATAAATCAGTTAGTGGAACGTGGCGAAAAAGTAGTCGTGTTCGTACATCATAAGGATATTGGTAAAGCATTAAACCTAGCGTTCCCAGAAGCAAGTGTTATTGTAGGCGGTCAATCACCTGGTATTAGACAAGTAAACATAGATAACTTCCAACTAGGTGATACGCAAGTAATTATATGTAGCTTGCAAGCTAGTGCAGTAGGTTTAACACTCACATCAAGTAGATGTGCAGTATTTATAGAGTATCCTTGGTCACCCGCTCTATTAGCTCAAGCACAAGATAGAGTACATCGGTTAGGTCAAAACAAAGATGTGTTTATCTACTACCTATATGGTAAAGGTAGTATTGATGAGTACAGATTAAATACAAATAGTTTTAAAAAAGCAGTGATTGATTATGTAGTAGACGGAGGTGCTTTATAATGAGCATGTTTGAAAGATATTTAAGTGAAGAATTTGACGATAATTATGATGATTGCCTTAAAGATATGAAAGATAAACTGGCAGTAAAAAAGAAAGGAACTGGTGAAATATTATATTATATCTACGGCGAATATGTTACAGAGGCAGTAGCAGGTCGGTACTGTATTAGCCTTGAAAAAGAACATCAATTACCAAGGGATTACTTACACTGGTTAGTAAAAAATAAAAAGAAATTTACGATTATTGATAATAAGTATTTCTGTTACAGCTGGGCAGATGTTAAGACAATGAAAAAGCAAATTATAGCTATGCCTAATAAAATTTTTATTAATGGAGAGGATAAATAAAATGTTTGATGGAATTTATATCACAAAATCATACGGAACATGGTTCCCTTTTAAATGTGAATGTGAAACTGAAAAATTATGGCCATTTGGTTGTACATATGTAAACGCCTGGACGCCTAGACTAGATAGGTTGCAAGAAAGCCCATACGATTTTGTGTGTAAAGAACCAATGTCAACCAATGATTGGAATGGTATTTATAAAGTAATTGAAATGTATAGATAAGGAGAAATACTTATGGAAAAGAAAATGACTAAAGAACAAATGTTAAAAATTATTGCTGATTTCGCTGATTTGATGGAATACATTTATAACGAAAGAATGTACTGGTATGAACAACGTGGGAATATGGATAAAGCATTATCTGATATACACCACGCTATCGAAAATGATTACGATGAAAAAGACAGTAATAAATACGCTAAACTCATGTATGAAGTAACAAAAGAACGCCGTAAATACAAAGATATGCAAGAATTATTCTTGCCAGTGTACAATGCATATAAAAGTCACCCTACACTATCTTCCGCTATCTGGAATATGAGAAAGTATGACGGAATGATTAAGGAAGGACGTACATACGAACCTAAAATTTTACACGAGCTATTTGAGAAAGGAGGTCATTAATATGGTTAATGTAGTACAACAAGGTTGGAGTCGAAATTATTACAATGTATGGGAAGATGTGGACCTAACGAAAATGGTTGGTTACAATACAGCATTAGAGGGTCATTATTTAGTTCATAGCCTAACTGGACAATCCAGAAAAGAGTTTAAACAAGATTGTCACTGGACGTGTGATGAGTTATATATTATTAAGGATATTTATGGTGGTTTTTTAGAGTTTTTAAAAGAGTAGGTGATATGATGAAGCACTTTATTTATAGGTGTGAGCTGACAGAATCATACTGGAGCATTGACGCACAAAGCTTTACGTGTTCTGACAGACACGTTAGAATGTATGGAGCCAGCGTATGTTCTATGAGTACTTTATTGAACCTTGCTACAAGTGAAGATTTCACACTTTGGAAACAGGACGTTGATAAAATTATCGAAGATTACAGACTAAAAAATGATGATAAAACAGATACATGGTTGTTAGCAGTATAAACAGGAGGAATTATTATGTTGTACAGTAAATATTTAACACAAGAAGGTATGGAAATCATGTTAAGAACTCTATATAAAAGCTGTCACTTAAACACATTTGAAGCTGCCGACGAAA